TCGTAAAACAAAAAAAGCATTATTAGAAGAACTACTTGAGAAAATTGCTGAATAAATAGATATAACATAATCTATTTTATTGAGGCATTAATGAAAATTTTTGAGCGATTGAATGAAGAGAACTTTCTCTTATACGCAGCAAATAATTATAAGAATCCAAACTGCACAGACGCAGAAGAATTTTATGACGATTTGAATCGGTTTAAGTATATCAAAAGACTACTTGGTAGATATTATAATGACGATGATTTGCAAGAAAGATTAATACTAAATCATGTTGTAATTTTAGCAAATGTTTTTGGAATTGAAGCAGCAGTAAAAATGTTGTGGTATAAAGTAAATAAAGAGCATTGGCCGGTAATTAAACCAATGCTAATCTATTTAAATTATATTACAGAAAAAGAAAAAATGGATGTTCCTTTAGATCCATTAATAATAGAAAGACTTAGGAAAATTTAATGGGTGTAGTCTCTAGAACAGCTGACTTATTTTATGCTTATAGATTTATTAAGCTACTCGTCACGCCTTGGGAAAAAACAGAAGCTTTTGAATTAGGCATCATTGACGATGACGGTAAAGTCGTTAAAAAGACTAGTCAATTGAAAACTTCTGAAGAAAAATCTGCATATACAGTTTTTCATCGTCTCGTATTTAATATTAAAAGATTGTTAAGTAAACTTCCGTTTGGTAAAACCAAATTGGCTTCTTGGGCAACGGCATTATTCTTAATTAAAGAAGAAACTGGTATGACCGAAGAAGAGATTGTAAATGTTTTAAAGAAAATGGATATTGATTTCGATGATACTTTATTCGAATCAACATGGCATATGATCGGTGAACAATTACAACCAGGAGTTTATAAGCTAGCTCATGATACTGTTTCACCAATCACGGGTGAACCTATTGCTTTGAAAGGTACTAAAATTAAAGTATTTGAGGATACACTTCCTGAAGGACACATGCTTGGTACACCAATATACAGAGTACTACATCTAAAAACTAAGCAAGACATTTTAGTAAATCCCGGAGAAATTATCCGATGAAATCTTTCAAAGAAATTAGAGAGACAGCTGCAAATGCAGTAGCCGGTGGAGGTGTTGACCTTACTCCATCAGCAGATCAGATTCTATTCAAAAAACGCGATAAGCGTAGAAAAGAAGATACTGATTCTATGTTTAGACGATCTCAAGGTTTATCGTTTATTAACGCTATGTTGGAGCGTAAAAACAAAAAATAGTGGTTTACAATGCTTAAAATATATGGTATAATTATAGTAATGGGTTTGTTAGGAGGGCTTGGCTTTGGAGTTAAGTACTACTACGATTCAACACAAGCAAAGATTGAACAATTAACTGCTGAAAAGCAAATCTTAGATCAAGCTGTTAGAACTAATGAAGCAACTATTGGTCGACTAAAAGAAGATGCCGCACGCCAACAGGAATTGAACAATGAGCTTCAAGCTAATTTAAGAGAAGCTGAAGTTGGGCTTGATCAGATTCGTGCTACTTTATCTGATCATGATTTAACACGTCTGGCTTTACGCAGACCAGGACTTATTGAAACGAGAATTAATAATGGAACTAAAGACGTTTTTGACCAAATCGAAGTTGACTCCGGCGCTACTCCTCCTGTCAGTAGTACTCCTGAGTAGTGGATGTAGTACATTCAATACTGAACCACGTATTCAAACAGTAACTGAATATGTAGGTCCAAACATTATGATTCAGCCAAGACCTAAACCGGTCAATATGGCTGATGTAAAATTTGAAGTAGTTACTGAAGAAAATCTAGAAGATTTTATTGAACAATTCAGAAAAGACTATGGTGAAGTGGTATTCATTGCAATGCCAGTACGTGATTATGAGCGTTTAGCTATTAATATTCAAGACATTCGTCGGTTTATTAATCAGCAATCTCAAGTACTTGTATATTACGAGACCGCAATCTCCGAAGCTTCAGATCAAGCAAATGAAAATAATTTGCAAAATAATGAATAATAGCGGTTTACAAAAGTCGTAATCTAATATATAATAGACCCAATAGAAATAGAAAATATTAAGCTAACACGTATGGTGTTGGCAATGCAAACTTTTCTCTGAAGCAACGGAGTATTTAATGAACCAACAGATTTTAGTTACTAAGAGAGATGGTCATAAAGAACCATTTGATCTTGATAAAGTACATAAAGTACTTGAATGGGCAACAGACGGAATTACTGGTGTCTCAATTTCAGAAATTGAATTGAAAGCAAATATTCAATTATATGATAAAATTCCAGCTTACTCTATTCATGAGCTGCTTATTAAATCAGCGGCAGAACTTATTTCTGAACATACACCAAACTACCAGTATGTAGCTGCTCGATTAGTTAACTATAAATTGCGTAAAGAAGTATATGGCAACTATGAACCATCTTCACTACTAGAACTAATTAAAAAGAACGTTGACCGTAAAGTATACGATGCTGAGATTCTGAAAAAATATAATGAAGATGAAATTGCAACATTAGATACGTTTATTAATCATGGTCGTGATGATAACTTTACCTATGTTGCAATGGAACAATTTCGTGGTAAATATCTAGTACAAGACCGTGGAACTAAAACAATTTACGAAACACCGCAAATGGCTTATATGCTAATTGGCGCTACGCTATTTGCCGACTATCCACGTGATACTCGTATGAAATGGGTGAAAGATTTTTATGATGCTGTTTCTCAATTCTTTATTTCTTTGCCTACTCCTATTATGGCTGGCCTTAGGACTCCAACACGGCAATTTAGCTCTTGTGTCCTTATTGAGTCCGGTGATAGCCTTGATTCTATTAACGCAACTTCAACTTCTATTGTAAGATATATTTCCAAGAAAGCCGGTATTGGTATCGGCGCTGGTTCTATTCGCGCAATTGGTTCTAAAATTAATGATGGATCTATTGTACATACAGGTCTTATTCCTTTCTTGAAGTATTTCCAGTCAGCAGTAAAATCATGTTCACAAGGTGGTGTTCGTGGTGGTGCAGCTACAGTATATCTTCCAGTATGGCACTATGAATTTGAAGATCTTGTTGTATTAAAGAACAATAAGGGTACTGAAGAAACACGTGTTCGCCATATGGACTATGCATTTCAATTCAATAAATTGATGTATGAGCGTCTTTTGACTAATGGTAATATTACTTTCTTCTCACCAGATGAAGTACCAGACCTATACGACGCATTCTATGCAGATCAAGATAAGTTCAAAGAACTTTATGAAATGTATGAACGTAAAACTTCTATTCGTAAAAAGGTAATGTCTGCAACAGAAGTATTTTCTCAGTTCTTGAAAGAGCGTAAAGATACTGGCAGAATTTATCTAATGAATGTTGACCATGCGAATAATCATGGTTCGTTCTTACCAGAAGTTGCTCCAATTCGTATGTCAAATCTTTGCACTGAAATTGATTTGCCAACTAAACCATTGAGCTCTTCAGATGATACCGAAGGAGAGATTTCATTATGTACTCTTTCAGCAATCAATTGGGGACTAATTAACGATCCTCAAGATTTTGAAAAGTATTGTACTCTTGCTGTTCGTGCTCTTGATGCTTTACTTGATTATCAATCTTATCCAGTGCCAGCAGCAGAACGATCAACTAATGATCGTCGTCCATTGGGTGTTGGTATTATTAACCTTGCTTACTTTTTGGCAAAGCGCGGTCTAAAATATAATGATGCGTCATTAGCAGAAGTTGATAAGTATGCTGAAGCATGGTCTTATTATCTTATTAAAGCATCTGCTGATCTCGCAACTGAGAAAGGCTCTATTCCAAAGAATAATGAAACCAAATATGGTTATGGCATTCTTCCAATTGATACCTATAAAAAAGAGGTTGACGATCTTATTCCTCATGAAGAACGTATGGATTGGGAAGGATTACGTCAGCAACTAAAAGAAACTGGTATTCGTAATTCTACGTTGATGGCTCTGATGCCGGCTGAAACTTCAGCTCAAATTTCAAACTCAACAAATGGTATTGAACCACCTCGTGCCTTGGTATCCTATAAGCAATCAAAAGATGGTGTAATGGCTCAGGTTGTTCCTGGTTACCACCATCTAAAAAATAAGTATGATTTGCTATGGGAACAAAAATCACCAGATGGTTATCTAAAACTTTGTGCTGTTCTTCAAAAATATATCGATCAGGGTATTTCTGTGAATACTTCGTATAACCCTGAATTCTTTGAAGAAGGTAAAGTACCAATGTCTCGTCTAATTACAGATATGGTTACATTCTACAAGTATGGCGGAAAGCAAATGTACTATAACAATACATTTGATGGAGCGGGCGAATGGAACGATAGTCCTGAAATTAAAGATTTGCCTACTGCTATGGTAGATGACGATGATTGTGAATCATGTAAAATTTAAGGTTTACATTGGAAACATTATTGTTTATAATACTAACTATACCACAACTATTAACGCATGAGGAAATAAATGGCGTCAGTTTTTAAACAAAAGCAGAAATCACACCTAACATCTACAATGTTCTATGATGAAGGTATTGATATTGCTCGCTACGATCAAGTAAAGTACCCTGAACTAGATAAGATTACTGATAAGCAATTAGGTTTCTTTTGGCGCCCAGAAGAGATTGATGTATCAAAAGATAAAGCTGATTTTCGTGCACTCACGGAACATGAGCAACATATCTTTACATCCAACTTGAAGCGACAAATTCTACTTGATTCTGTTCAAGGTCGTGGTCCAGTTGAAACACTATTACCTGTAGCATCTTTGCCTGAGCTTGAACCATTGGTTATGGCTTGGACATTTATGGAAACAATCCATTCACGTTCTTATACTCATATTATTCGTAATGTGTATGCTAATCCATCAAAAGTATTTGATGAAATGCTCGATATTCAAGAGATTGCAGATTGTGCTACAGATATTTCTCGTTATTATGATGAGTGCATTGAAGCAAATTCATGGTATAATCTATTGGGTGAAGGTGTTCACACAGTCAATGGCAAAGAAGTTGATGTAGATCTTTATAATGTAAAAAAGAAACTTTGGTTGGCTCTTAATTCAATTAATATTCTCGAAGGTGTAAGGTTCTACGTATCGTTTGCATGTTCTTGGGCATTTGCAGAACTTAAAAAGATGGAAGGTAATGCTAAAATCATTAAGTTTATTGCACGTGATGAGAATACACACTTAGCTGCTTCTTCGTTTATGATTAAAGTACTTCCAAAAGACGATCCTGACTTTGCAAAAATCAAAGAAGAGTGCGAAGATGAAGTCGTAAAAATGTTTGTTGATGCTGTGAATCAAGAAAAGCTTTGGGCAGATTATCTATTTAAAGATGGTTCTATGATTGGTTTGAATGCTAAACTATTGTATGATTATATTGAATGGATTGCAAATAAGCGCATGAAAGCCATTGGTGTTCCATCTCCTTATTCTGTTCCACAAGCAAACCCACTCCCTTGGACTGAAAAATGGATTGGCGGAGGCAACGTACAAGTTGCTCCACAGGAAACAGAAATTTCCTCTTACGTTATTGGTGGCGTAAAACAAGATGTAGATGAAAATACATTTAAAGGCTTGAGTCTTTAATTTGTATAGATAACAACAACTATAATCTAATATGAGGAAAGCTTTATGAGCAACGTAGTTTGTCAAGATTGCGATATCGAGTACGCAGTAAAATCTAAAGAAGCCGATGAAGAAGGTATTATTGCTGCATTTTGCCCCTTTTGTGGATTTGAAACCACAGATGAATTAGACTTTGACGATCCTGATTATACTAATGCTAAGACAGAAGATGATTGGGACGAGGACGACTGGGACGATTAGTCGATGTTTTCTGACTAATAAATATACCATATAATAGCAATATGGTTAATTTATGATACAGTGGACTTATGAAGGAAAGCCTTTTGATTCTGATCAAATAGAAGATTATGTTGGATTCGTATATTTGATTACTGATCTTACTAATGATAAGAAATACATTGGCAAAAAGAACTTTTGGTCTGTACGACGTCTACCACCATTAAAGGGAAAAACTAGACGTCGTACAGTCAAAAAAGAATCTGACTGGAAAGAATATTTTGGTTCAAGCGAATATGTAAAACTATTACTTGAAGAGTCTGGTCAAGAAAGGTTTAAGCGAGAAATAATTCGCCTTTGTAATTCAAAGGGCGCGATGAGTTACTATGAAGCTAAAGAACAATTTGATAGAGAAGTTCTTTTTAGCGACGAATATTACAATGAGTTTATAGGCTGTAAAATTCACTCAAAACATGTAAAGTAAGGATTACCACATGCCTGACAATGTAATCCAGTTTCCAAAAACACGAGCAGCAAGTAATACTACTCGTAAGAAATTGGAAGCAATGCAATTATCTAGAGTTCATTATGAATCACTAGCTTCTGAAGCTATGGATGCAATTGCACAAGTTTTAGCAACAAATGGTTACCATCCACTTAAAGAAAAAGATATGATTCGTGACATGGGTGTTATTATGAACATGCTTGTTGCAATGATGTATCGTGTCGATGGAGAAGTTCACTTCTTACAAGAACCAATGGAGGAAATTCATGACGTTCTGAAATATGTAAAAGAATTAAATGATAAAAAGATGAATGAGCTGTTTACAGACGACGATTAGTGTGATATAATATACTAAATAAATGAGGAAGTGACATGATTATTATTGACTACAATGCAATCGCAATTGCCAACATTATTACACAAAAGCTAGATATTCAAGAAGATATGATTCGCCATATGATTCTGAATTCTATTCGTATGTACAACAAAAAGTTCCGTAAAGAATACGGCCAAATGGTTATTGCCACTGACTCTTCAAACTGGCGCCGTGATGCATTTCCACAGTATAAATTTAAGCGTCGTGATGGTCGTGAAGAATCAACTTTAGATTGGTCTGAAATCTTTCGTATTATTAATTTAGTATTTGAAGAGATTGGTGATAATCTACCATATAAAACTCTTAAAATTGATGGCTGTGAAGCTGATGATATTATTGGCACTCTTGTAGAAAACACTCAAGAGTTTGGCCAGCATGATGAAGTTATGATTGTTTCTGCTGATAAAGACTTTATCCAATTGCAGAAATATAATAACGTCCGCCAATTT